GTAGATTTGCTGCGAGGCCGTCACGTTCCCGCTCCAGGCGGTTCGGTCGCCCACTACAATTTCCTGGACGGAATCGACCGGCCCGTGACAGATCACGAGGTGGGCACCAAGATAATACTTGTACCCAATGGTTACACTAGATTTGCTGCCCACGGGCCTTCTCCACTACTTGTAGCGCCATGTGATCGCCGGTCGCCTCCAGCTCCTCCGCCGGGATGCCCTCGTGGACGAAGCGGCCCCAATCCAGCCCGTGTCGGGCGGCGAAGGCGCGCATGCCGCGGGAGCAGTAGCCCAAGGCGCGGGCGTGTTCGACCCGGACCATCACTGGCTCGTTGTTCATCACTTGCCGCCGTCTGTCTTGACGGGACTGCTGGCCAAGTCCCCGTACCATACCACGTTCGGGCTCTTCACGGTAACGGTCCCGAACACAACCGGGATCGGTCGCCCAGGCTCCGCGGTTGGAAATTGGAAGTCCTCCAACGAAGCGGGTTTGGGGGTGGCCTGCTTCGGGGCGAGGGCCACCGCCGCGTATGCCGCAACGATGAAGATGATCAGATACACAGCCCATTCCATGATGGGGGTCCTCCTCAAAAGATCGGGGTGCCGTTCATCGGGTTCTTCTTCGGGTAGAACGGCTGACCCCCGTAGTTGTCCACGTTGTTGAACTTGTTGTGGCACGTATTCAGGGTGTGGTCGCACCCGGGATAGGCCCGGACCGTCGCATTGGCGGGTATCCCAGCCAACGGGAGGTTGAGCGTGATCGCCGGTCCCACGTGCGCGATGATGAACCGCCGTTCCAGGACCCCGGCCACTTCCCAATCCACGTAGCCCCCGGCGAAGTAGCCGTCAGCGAAGGAGGAGAAGGCCGGTGACAGGAGGTCCCGCCCCGAGACGCCCGTGAGGGTCGCGTCCACCCGGAAGTTCGCGGAGGACAGGCCGCACGCGGCCCCATACAGGACGTGGGGACAAGTTGTCTGGTACATCCGGCGCAGGGTCGGGCGGCGCAGGGAGGTGTACACAGGCTCAAGGCGCACCTCCGCCTCGCGCTCCGTGAATTTGACGTTCACTACTCGCCCGACCCACGGGACGGCGAGCTGTCCGTCACCCTCGTGGTAACGCTGGATGGTGAGCTGGACGATGTCGGTGGGCGGCGATCCACGGAACTGGTCCAGGAAGCTGATGCCTTTATCCATCGTCAGCGTCAGGTTGCTCCGGGACATTTCCTGGTTCTGCTCGAAGGCCCCGCGCTTGATCTGGACGGAGTTGTAAGTCACTCCCTCCACCACCTTGTCTTCATCCGCTGAGGTGTAGCGCCAGTATTGCGCGCCCCGGGCGAACAGGTACAACTCGACCGGGTAGGCTTCAAACAGGCTCCGCTCGCGTGCGTCATACGTCATGGTTGAATCTCCATCATGCGGACCGTACATTCAAGGACCCGGTTGGAGTTCCACTGAAGTTCTACACGATCCGCGTCCAGGCGCTTCAGGCCCAGGAAGCTGATTTGGCGGATGCGATTGGCGTTGATGTTGATCGGGGCGTCCAAACCGATCACCGCCGTGTCCGTCCCGGAGGCCGTCGCCGCATTGATCGTCCGCAGCAGCCACGTTCCGTCATCCAGGAGGATGCCGATGTGGGTGCGCTCCGGCGCAAATTCGCGGTAGTCGTCAGCATACACCTCGATGCTCTGGGTCAGCTCGCCGGTCTGGGCGACCCGCATGTTGTTCTCGAAGGTCGGAACCCAGAACGGGCGCAAGCGCCCCGCACGCCGGTGAAGGAACTTGCGGAAGTTCCAGATGTCCTGGAGTCCCTGCAGCAAGAACTTGTAAGGGCGTCCAATTCGCGTGTAGGTCCAGGGCGAATAGAAGCTGGCCCCCGCCGCGGTCCCGTAGTCCACGACATCAACCCGGGCTTGAAGGCTGTCCGTCAGCGCCTCGCCATTCTTCAGCGCCTCGTCAAAATACACGTCATACCCGAGGAACTGAGTGGGGGCCGCGGGCGGGTCCAGGTCGATGTTGTCGCTGAACTCATAGGTCATTTCCAGTGAGCCGTTGTAGCCCGAGGTTGCCCGCGAGACGTTGCCGACGATCCGCCCAAGGCGCACGGGCACGATCCACGGGTTGGTGAAGGTTTCGGCCAGCGGTCGGTTCAGCGTCAAAGTCCCGGCGGAGACGATCCCCACGTCAGCGGTCGCGCTCTTGCGGTTGGACTCCCAGATCATGATCAGTGCGCCGTCCCGGTAGTCGGAGGCGGTCGTGTCGATGTTGATCACGGTCGTGCCCGCCAGCAGGGTTCCGACCTGTTGGGCCTCAGACCAGAGGGCGACGGCCCAACGGCGAGTCAACCAGCCATACACCAGGTTCTCCGCCCGGGCCATTTCCCGGTACGGGATCGGGTAGGTGACGTTGAAGGACTGGCGGGGCTTCTTGCGCAGTCGCACCCGCTGCTCCGACCCGTCATTGGTCGTGAGCACGTCCGTTTTCCACTCCAGGACCTCCTTGGCGGGGGCCTCGAAGATGTACGGCAAGGCGACGATACGCGAGCCCAGCACGCGGAGGTCGCCGTCATCCGCCGTCCCGTCCCAATCGAAACGGAAGATGGCGTTGATGTCGGGCGGGCCGTCTGTGGTTACGGTCAGCTGATAGGTCTTGGTCTCCAGAGCCGCCCAGGTCGCGGGCGGGACGGCCCCCACAAGGGAAATGCCGCCGCCGTTCTGAACCTGGATATTCTGGAGTTGTCGGCTGTTGAAAAAGCCGTTCCACACCTCGATTGCGAACTGCTGCTCACTCACGAGGTTGCCCACGTTGATGTTCGAGGGGCGGATGTGGATGCGGTTGTAGTAGTCATCCAGGAAGCTAATGCCCCGCCAGGACGGGAAGTTGTACTCAGGCTCACTGATGGGGAGGTTGTCGGTCAGCGGACCATAGACCGTCGCGGAGACTTCAGGAGTCACCAACGGAGGACTTTGGTCAGCCCAGACGAAGGAGTCCAGGCCGTTCGACCAGTCCACAGACGGCCCCCGCAGGGTGTCAATCCCCACGAAGGCGTGAGTGGTAATCACCGCCATATCAAGTCACCTTTTTGTATGCTATCCCACGTTGCCAGCTCCGTCCGCCTTTCTGGTACCAGGGAAACACTTTCCAAGTATCCGGTCCAAGGCTGAACTCCTCCCCCGGCTGGTACAGGGTCATGTCCATGTACCGCATCCCCGGGACCACCCCGACCGGGCTCAGGAACTCGTTGTTGCGATTCACAGAGACAATATTGGGGAGGAGAAGCCCGACCCCGTTCAGGGGGTTGGGCGAATAGTCCCGCAATACTTTATCGTGAACCCCACCACCTTGGCAAGCCTGGAACATGTAGGTGCTCGCTGCGGACCGCGCCGAACCACACCAGTTGTCGAAGGAATCGAACTGAGCACGCAAAAAGGAGCCGCTTAGATTGGAGCTAGTGGTGTAGTCTGCGGCCCTGAAGGGGACCTCCTCAAGTGAGCGGCTACCGTTGTCAATTTCAGAACCAAGCCAGGTGTTGCTCGTGGTGGACGTGGAGGGGTGCTCACCCCCGGTAGCGTAGAAGAACCGCCCGCCGCCCGGAGCCGCCGGGTTGAACAAGTCCAACGAGCCGAAGCCCAGGCGCTGGAAGATGGTAGATGCCACCTCCAGCTCCAGGTAGATGGTCTTGCTGTCTGGCGCAAATAGGTGGTAGGACGGGAACGGCCCAAAGTAGATCGGCAGGGGCAGGTTAGCGTGTCCCTGGTCGCCGCCCGAGGAGGTCGTGCGCAGAGGGTAGCCGGGCTGGCGATCCCAGGCGGAGCCCCCGGCGTAACCGTCCGAGCCGTTGATGGCGATCCCGTAGCGTCCTGCGACACCCGAACCGTTGATGGTGACGTTTTCATTCTGGTAGCTGCGCAGGTTGAAGTAGGCCGTGCCCTTGCTAAGGCAAAGTTCCCGCCCGGAGCCAGCAGCCACGTCGCGGTTCACGGTCCAGCCTTGAGCCGCGGCGAAGTCGCGCAGCTTGATCAACATGTCGTTCGGTCCGGTCGCGGACCCGGTTTCATAAGCCATTGATCAGTTCTCCTCAATCCATAGACAAGGCCCAGAACTCGTGGACTGAGTTCCGGTATGCTTGCTGAAACACCACGTGGGTCTTGCCGTTATAGGTTGTCGTGTTCTCCGCGGCGTTCTGATACCCGCTGATGCTGAAGGTCCCCTCCAGCTCCCCGAACACTTGGGCGAAGGGAGCCCGCTGGAGTAGGACGCAGGGCTGAAGGACGTACCCGCCGCCCAAGCAATCGCGGTAGGGGAGCTTGCCTTGGTTCCATTGGTCGTTCAGGCAGTGGGGCCACACGCTGCGCCAGCCGCCGGACGGCGAGAAGGGGATGCTGTAGGATTGTGTCGGACCATAGATGCCTTCTGGCTGGTTTGATCCGCTGTTAGGGCGATTGGCAAAATAACCCCACTCCCCATCTGGGTTCCTCAAATAAAGCGTTGCCCAACGGCCTTCACTGCTTGGTGTAGTATCCCCGCCGGGGCCAGCCGGGCAGCCATGGCGCCCGTTCGCGTAGGAATAGCGCCACTCCGCAGAACGGAGGCTGTCCTGCGGGACCAAGGACCCCCCGACCGCCAGCGGGTAGGGGAACTGGTTGGGCGTAGCATACGGCAGGATGAAGCCCAAGTAGCCCCCCTCATAGCTGGTCGATACCTTCACAGCGAACCGGAAGGAGCGGCCCGAGGCCACGAACCAATAGGGCATCGCGGCGTTCCACAGGGGGACCATCGGGACGGCGAGCGGGTATTGAGCCCCGAACTGGTACAGCGCGCCGGGCTGGTTGAACCAAGACATTTCACTGGCGTCATAGCCCGTGTACCCGTTCATGAACAGGTTGTACCAGCCTGCGGCGCTGTCGTACTCTGACCTGATTCCCGTGTAGATTTCATCCAGACCGGAGTTGCCCAGGGCCTTCAGGAGGACCTCCGAGCCGAAGTGGTTGGCCACGGTTCCGTCCGCCTCCAGCAGGAGGAGTTCGGACCAGGAAATGTTTGTTGTTCCGCTTTGGACGGCATCCCACAAAATACGCCAGTGAAGATGAGCCCCGGGAGTTCCCGGAACCGCGAACAACCGCCGCTCCCCGAGGGAAAAGGCGGGTGTGTTCGTTACGGTCAAGGCGGTAGTCCAGGAAGTACCGTTGTCCGAGTATTGGAGGCGGAAGGACCGCGGGGCATATCCGTTGTAAGTGCCGTTTGTCGGATGTGACTTGATCAGCACGTTCTTGACTTCGCGGGCCGTCCTCATTTCCCACGAATTGAAGCTGACCCCCACGGATAGGTTCGAGGCGTAGAAAGCGGCCCCTGCGCCGCTATCGGCGGGGTTGTTCGTGTTCAGAGTTCGCGGGTCATACCGAAACGTGTGGACCATCTTCCGCGAGGTGGCGGCAGTAGGGTCCGTCAGGTTGCTGGTATGGGTGGCGATGTTGTCCCGGCGGACGCGCAGCGCCTGCCAAGCCTGACCTGCCGTCACCAGGGTCGCGTTCGTGGTAAGAAAGGCGACGATCTTGCTGAAGAAGTCCTCAAAGTTCGTCGCGGTTCCGATTTCGTTTGCCATGTCTCATCCTCAACCGTTGTTCACAACCTGGCGGACCGCGCCAGCGTTGCGTTGGATCACGTTCAGCAGGACCCGCTCGCCCGAGGAGCTGGTCAGGTAGTCCTGCATCAGGTTCGGGTCGATCACGTTCACAACCCGGATCGCGGACCCACCGCCCTGCTGCCCCTCGCCACCGCCCTGACGCGCTTCGTCCCGTTCCTGGGTCGGAGTCCGGATGCTGACCCGTTCGCCAGGCGTAGCACGAAAGGCGACCATTTGAGAGTCGGTGCCGCCCGTACCCCCCACGGTGAAGTCGCCCCCGAAGGCAAAGCCCGGCGTCTGGGCCATGATCTGGGCGATATTCGCCGCAGTCTGAACCCCAACCGCCGCCGCCAGGGCGTAGTTCGCCGGGGGCGGAGCGGAGGCGAGGGCCTTCTGCACCGCCAGCACGCCGTCGATAGTAGCCTGAGTCACTGCCGCGGCCTTACCAATCGCGGCAATTTCGCGGTTGCTGGACCGGGAAAGCCCCGCCAGCGACCCGAAGAACTGGGACGCCCCGGCGAGCTGCTTGGCGTACAGCTCCGCATTCGCCCGGGCCTTCAGCTGAACGGCGGTCTGCTCGCTGATCAGGTCCGCCTGCCGCAGAGCCTCAATCTGGGCATACGTCTCCTCATACTGGGCAACCCAGGCCTGCTGAGCTTCGATAGTGCCCTCAAGCAGCGACTGATTCTGCTGTACAAGGAAGGCGGTGGCCTCCGCCTTGCTGATGGTGCCCTCCGCGATCAGCTCGTTGATCGCCTTGAGCTGGTCCGCGAACTCCTGCTGCGGCCCACGCATCTGCTGGAGTACCCGGTTGCGGGCTTCCGCAGCCCGTGTCTCCTCCTGAATCAGCTGGAGGCGTTCGCGCAGCTGACGCAGTTCCTCCTCCCCGAGGAGAATGCCTTGACCCCGGAGGTCCTGTTCAATCGCGCGCAGCTGAATCTCGATTTCGCGCTGCTCCGAGGTGAGGCGCAGCAGCTGACGCTCCTCGTCCAGCTGGCGGTTGATGGCCGCCATCGGGTCCATCGCATCGCGCAGCTGTGCTTCGATGATAGCGAGGACCTGGGCCTTGCGCTCCGCGGTGATCAAGCCCGCGGCCTCCGCCCGCTCCAGGAGCGTCACAGCGTCCATGTAGGCTTTCTGAGCAGCCCAAACGCGATCATAGGACCCCACGAGGGCGTCCAGCTCATCGCGCAGCTTCTGAAGGGCCTTGGCCGCTTCAGGATCGGGACGATTGACCCGGCTCCCGCCGCCGTTCGCGGACAGATCAGGGGCCGTGGTCTGGGCTGCGGCGACCCGCTCCCGGGCAATTTCCTGGGCGCGGGTGATCCAGCTGTCCAGCATTGATTCCAACCCGCTGTCCGCTTGCCGCAGGACCTCCTCGCGGAAACCTTCCTCAAAGTTCGAGCCGATATTGGCCCCGACCTGACGCCATCCGTCCAGGTTGGTACTGACTGCCCGGCGGATGCCGTCCAGATCAAGGTCCAGCGCGGCTCGCAGGGCGTTCCCGAGCTGACGGAAGTTGTTCATCAAGGCGTCAATGACCGACCCGACCACGTTCAGGATACCACGCATCACGCCCCGGACCGTCCCGCCGATCATGTCAAACACCCGCACCACGGTCCGCACGAGACGGAGCCACCAGGCTTCCTGTTCCTCCAGGCTCCCCGCCGCGGAGTCGGTGACGTTGTTGAAAGCGGTCGAAGCGGCCCCCGTGATCCAGTTGAAGAAGTCGGTGAGGACTCCGGCGAGGGCGGAAACCAGAGGGGCGATGTCCTCCCAGGCTGCGCGCATCAAGTCACCCAGGGTGGTGACATCGTCAATGCCCAGGTTGATTTCGTCCCGGAACAGGGTCAGGGCGGTGATCGTGGCGGTGAGGACGATCAGGAAGGCTCCGACCGGATTGGCTGCTATGGCAGCGTTGAGCGCCACCACAGCGGTCCGGACTCCGTTGATCACTGCCGCGGTCCCGCCCACTACCAAGAAGCCTGCGGCGACGGAACCAGCGAGCTGAATGATGACTTCGAGGTGTTCCGCAATGAAGTCCAGACCCTGTACAACAACGTCGCTGAATCCGGAGGCTTCGTCAAGTCGCCCAACCACCTCCAGCAGTCGGTTCCCGAGGACCGTCAGGGCGTCACTGATGGTCGCGGGCATGCTGTCCGCTTCCTCACGCAACTTCTCCAGCTGAGACATGAGTGCGGTGAATACCGTCTCCGAGGAGAGCTTGCCGGCAGCAGCCATGTCCCGGAGTTCCTGAATAGACTTCCCGGTGCCCTCCGCGAGAGCTTCCACCACGCGACCGCCTTGTTGGAGCACGGTGTTCCAATTCTCGCCGCTCAGTTTGCCTGCCATCATCGCCTTCGACAAGGCGTTGATGACCGTTTCCGCTCGCTGGGCCTTCGCCCCGCTGACTACCAGAGCGTTGGTCATCGCCTCCGTGAAGTCCAACTGCTGTTGAGTCGAATAACCCAACTCAGTTAGAGCCGCGGCGTTGGACAGGTAGATTTCCGCGGTGTTGCCCAGCTCCGCGTAGGTTCGCCGGGCAATGGCCTGGAGTCGGCCCATAACCGCGCCCGCGGCCTCGACCGAACCCGCCGCGATGTTCACGCGGGAGGTGAGGTCAGTCCAGGCGGAGGTCATGCGGACGATTTCGCGCAGACCGAAGGCGGCCCCCAGAGTGCCCAGGGCTCGCTTCAGGAAGTCCACCGCGTCAGCGGACTGTCGGGCGGTTCCGCCGATGTCCTCCAGGTTCCGGCGGACTACACGGGACCCGTTCTCAGTGATGAC